GGGTGACCTTTTTAGGTGCTACGCTTCTTGTGGCAGAGGCAACAACATTTGATTTACTGCGCTGCTTCGTATCAGCGGTCTCGCCAGAATCAAACTTATCTGGGAAGACTTGACGAATTCGGGTATCTAGTCGTTGATAGTATTCGTCACTTTGGGGATCAACCCCAGAATTAACCAGTTTTGTATGCACCGCTAGGGCCAAACTGGTCATTTCTTCGTCCTGTCCAAACCAATTATTGGCACGTTGCCATTTTGTTGCTTTTGGATCAGGTTCAGGAGCAGCCTGCGGGTAACTAGGTTGTACTACTTTTTGAGCAGGTTGTAAAGGGGCAGGCTTAAAATTGTTAACTTTTTCAGCCTTCATGGCTGCCAAAGTCATTTCTTTTTGAGCTTTTACCAACGCATCAGCATCTCCGGACTCATAAGCGATCTTATAAGCACGTTCAGCTTCTTCGATTTCCTTATTAACAACCTTCTTGGCTTGGTCAATCAACGCAGATTGACTAACATTCACTGTCCCTTTGAGTTTTTCATTCTCTTCGTAGACAGCTTTAGCTATTGCCAACGCATGCTCTCTCTCACGTAGTGCAGCCTCTTTAGCCCTGCGTTCTTCGTGATAACCCTTAGCAAACTCACGGATTTTTTGACTCTGTTGCTTTTTTGAATAAGTTTCCAGCTCTTCATCCGAGGGTTCTTGGGGTGGGGATTTCATTGGCTCTCGGCCTCTGTCCTCCTCCGGTGTATCGTCAATGACCTCTATTTCTGGAGCATCATCTTCGTCTGGAGTGACAACTTTACTTCCTAAGCGGGTAGGTTTCTCATCCGCTTCATCGGGGAAGCTAAATTCAACTTGTTCTGTCATACTGCCTCCTTAAGCCGCACGGCTAATGCCACGAGGATCTTGAACCACAGCTTCAACAGAATCATCGTTGATGAGTCTGAATTCTTTGCCGTGAATCTTGAGTCGTGTACCTGTATTGGGACGGACGATAACGAAATCGCCAACCTTACAGGAAGGGCCAGATGGGAATCTGGTTGTATCTTTGTACGCATCAGGGCCTAACTTGACCACAAAAAGGACTGGCGAAAGTACTTCTTCGTAGTGCATGGTTGTGCCTGATTTGACAATTCCACTCTCATACTCTTCATCAATCTCGGGTAAGACTGTAAGAATCTGAAAGCGAACAGGATCAGGCAATTGCTTGGCTTTTTCCTCTGCGCTATCGGGTAAGGTTGTCGTTGACACCCCATCGCTGATTAATAGATCACTCATCGTTCATTTGCTCCACTTTTCGTAAAAGGTCATTGATAATACTTTGTGCGTACACGAGACCTTTAATTTGTCCGCACATGTTCTGGTAAGCGGCAAAGTCCGTTGCTCCGCCGTCACCTAGACTCAATTGCAAGGATTTCTCCTTGTTCTTGTATTCATTAAGCAAATGTTTAAGGAGTTTTTCTTCCATTAACGGTTCCTTTTAAACAAATCTACTTGCACTTTTTGGTTAGCTTGACGCTGCTGTTCTTGTAAACGCATCTGCTCAATCTGTGTTTGGCTCTGAATTCTTTGAGCTTCCAGTTGACTTTGCAGTCTTGTTTTCTCAGCTTCAAGCTGTAAACGCTGTTGTTCAAACTGCGCCTTGATGTGATCAAGCTGCAACTTGGCCTGAGCGTTCTGGATATCCGCCTGAGTCTTCTGAGCTTTGGTCTGAAGTTCTGCGTTCTTGATCTGCAACTCTTGTTGTTGCATTTGAACCAACGGATCCTGAGCCTGCTGTTGCATTTGGGCTTGTTGTGCCTGAGCTTGGTTTTTCTGCAAAAGCTGGGTAGAAGCTTGAGCCACCAACCTAGACAATTGAACTTCCACCTCGGGTGGCATTTCACTATCAGGAGCAGGCATGGGTACACCCATTTGTTGTTCAATCTTGGCCCTGTACTGGAAGCCCAAGTGCTCTGCAATGTGAGCCTGAACCGCAGCCATGATCTGATTGGCCATTGGGTTTTGACCAATCTGTTGAGTGATCATTGGATCCTGCATGAAGCTGGTATGCGCTGCAATATGGGCATCATGATCTTGATAGATGTAGGCTTTTGTAGGCTCACCCTTCAAGAATCCCATGTTCTCGCTGATTGGATCTTTTGGTTTCTCATCGCTCTCGACAGGAACCAACTCATCGCCATTCTTAATACCCAAGACTTCAATCATCTGTCTGTGGAGATTAGGCAGGTTATAGATCTGTGGAGCTTGGGCGGCCAACTGCATGACAGCTTGATACTGCATGATTCTCTGAGCCATCGTGCTGGAGTTGGGATCTGATACGGGGATAACATCCACCATCTCATAGTCTTGGCGGGATGCAAACTCACCGTTCTTGCCCTCTTCAAAGTCCATCTCATCGGGCGCATAGTCCTTGATGATTTCTTTTAAGAGTTTAAACTCCTGTTTCATTGAGTAATGAACACGAGCCTGAACCGCAGACATGGTCTTTAGGGTTCTCTCCAACAGCGCTAGGGTTGTACCTACAGGAGCATTGGCAGACATGTCAGAAATCTGTAAGTCACCAATAGATCCTAGTCTGCGTCCTTCGTCTGTGATTTGATTCAACAGGGTTAGGAGAGTCTGGCTTGGCTCCTTATAGGGGAGCATCATGATGTTATCTTTGATGGCTCCACTTGGGATGTCTACGTCCCTGAACTCTCCGGGGTTGATTGGGGTATCGTCCCCTTTGATTCTGGCTCCTCTTGTTTTAAGACCGCCGGGCAGATTAGACAATGTTCCGGAATCGACCAATTGGCGAATGATCGATGTCCCAGCCCGTGCGTAACCACCAATAATGTGAATAAGCCCCATGCCGTAGAAACCAAAACCGGGAATATAACAATAGTCCACGAAATGAACCCGTTTTTGTTTTCGCTCATCTTCTTCTCTCCAATTCCTGCGAATGGCTAAAACCTTATTGGTTCCTCTATCGATGGTGATGACATAAGGAACACCAATCCCTGTCTCTTCACCATTCTCATCCAAATCTTCTAATCCTTCGATATCCCAATCTGTACAGATTTCTAAGAACTGATAGCGGTCATCATCGATGGCTTTATAGCCTTGCTGTGTGGCTTTTTTCTTTTCCACATCAGACATGACGTTCTGTGGTTCTCCAAGATCGACATCTCTATAAAATCCTGCGGCTTGCAGTTTCTTGAGTTCATTCTTGGTCTTACGCATCACGTGAGTGACACGTTCGGCAGTCATGAGAGACGATGCGCCGTAAGGCACAATGACATCTTCTGCGGTTACATAGATAGATGTCCCACGACCCAAGACTGGATCGTCATAGACCTTTTTAAAGGATGAGCCGGCCAGACCCAATCCAAACAACATGCGTTCATGTTCAGGACGGTATTCGGGCATTTTTTCGACAATCCTGAAGTTCATGTCGGCCTCAACCCGGGAAGCGGCTTCTTTCTCTTCTTTTGTAGGTTCTCCGTAGATCTCGCTCTTTACAGGGCCAGCAGCAGGGAAAGACTCCATGATGGATTCAGCTTGGAACCTGATGGCGGCTTCTGTCAGAACTGTGGAAAATACTCCACAAGCACCGTTCCACGGTTCTGTTCTTTCTTCATACTTAAGACCTAAGACTTCCAAGCCTTTGACGTACGTCTCAATCCAATCTGCCCTTGAGTTCATGTCGGCTTCTACCAATGCCACAAGTTCAGACCCAATGGACTGCAGGACTCTCTCATCCAAAACTTCGGCAAGGTTTTCCCCAAAATCACCAAAATCTTGGCCGGGAGTTAGCTCTATTTCCATGCCGCCAGCTTCAATGTGGACTGCGTCAGGATTTTCAATTTCTATTTCTAAATCCGGGCCTTCATCGTTTAAACCTTGAGGCGCTGCGTATAAACTTTTATCAATACTCATCAGTAATACTCCATTTTTTGTCTGTAGAAGGGTTCATCTTCTTCATCTGAATCGATGCTTATGAACCCGCCCTGTCTAAAACGCAGCAAAGCCTGTGAACTTGAGTCTACTAAGTCATCATGATCGCCATTAGGGAAAGAGGCCATTTCTTCCATGACCTCATCTGCCCATCTTGTGTCAGGACACCAAACGACTCCGGAGGCAAACAGATCGGAGATTGCGTTTACACGTGCTATCTTATCGCTTCCTTTGCTCGGTGTATACTCCGACAGAGGAATTCCCATTCTTCTCATCTCATAGATCAAAGGCGCACCTGCGGCTTTCTTTTCCACGATCAGCGTATCTGGATTCCACATCTTCCACAGCTCTAACGCCTTCTGTTTCAGTTCTGGAAACTCCATCCGCTTCTTTACTGCGTCCAACAGGATGATATTTGGCTTTGCATTGCCTTTATCATCGGGATGGTAGAACACACCCCACGTTGTACAGGCTGAGAAGTCAGACCGATTGGATTTTTCAAAGGCTGTATCCCAGCTTTGGATGAGATATTCACAAGAAGGCGGGTTATCGGACTCCCAAATCTTCCACATATCCCTTTTAATGATCGCACCTTCTTCAGATGTAGGGTTTTGTTGGTATTGGGCTTCCCATTTAGAGACTGGAAGCTCTGATTTAAGGGCTTCTAGGGCTTCTTTTGACCAAAATCCGGGCCATAATGGGGTTCCGGATGGCAAAATAGCCGGAAAATCAATGATTTCCCACTGATCTACACCATCTTTTCCTGCGTTTTTTAGTATTTGACCGGTTAAATCCCGCTTTGACCACCGAGTCATCACAATAATGATGGCTCCTCCGGGCTGTAAACGCTGCCGAGGGCCTGATGTGTACCACTCATATACCGAATCAAACACCGCAGGGTTACCTTGCTTGGCTTCCTGCTCTGAATGCGGATCATCAATGATCAGTAGGTCAGCACCCTTACCTGTAACAGCGCCGCCAACCCCGATAGCAAAATAATCCCCACCCATATGAGTATTCCAACGTCCAGCCGCTTTGCTATCCGTTGATAGTTTTGTATTAAATACTTTCCCATATACATCCGATTGAACTAAATTCCTAACTTTACGGCCAAAGCCTGTGGCTAATTCTGCGGTGTGAGCAGTCTGAATAATCTTCTTCTCCGGAAACTTACCCAAAAACCACGCAGGCAAAAGAAAAGAAGCAAACTCCGACTTGGTATGTCTAGGCGGCATATTAATGATCAATCTCTTTAAAGACCCATTAGCTACCCTCTCAAACGCATCCGCCATGATCTGATGATGTTTACCCGATATAAATACAGGCCACATCTGGGAAGCAAAGAAAATAAAACTTTCTCTGCATCTCTCTATCCTATCGTTCTCTAACAACGCCCGTATGGCATTCTGCTTATTCTTGTCTACCTTATCAACAAGATCTAAATATCCTTCAATTTCAGTTCTAGTCAATAAACTCATAGCTTACCAATCTGCATCGCAGAACTATCAATCAACCTGATCGATTTAAACTTATAAGGCTTAACCCTAAGATATCCTTCTTCTTCTAACTTATGGACTATCCGGTGTATGTTTGACTTTGACTTCAAACCAACACCCTTAGCAATAACTTCATATGAAGGCGCTTCCCCGTGTAAACGGGTATACGTTTTTATAAAGTCAAAAATAAGCTGCTGCGTTTCAGTCATGTTTCTAGTTTAAACGATAGTGCGAACGTTCGCAAGTGTTATTTTTATTTATATATACCCCCCGGGGTAACACAAAAGTATTTGATGGGGGGGGTGAGAACGTTCTGATGAGGTAGAGCTATGTTTTGTTTGTGTGGATTAGAGCGTAGATGGTAGAAGGGACTCCAATGCCAAAGGAGGTCTCCCCCACTAGGGTGGGTTGCCCCGCCCAGCCCGTTTACACATGCACGTTTAAACCGCCTTAGCCTCTGTGACCGTAGAGGCATCACGCTTGTTGAGTGGTCGCACGTTGTTAAGCAATTTGAGGTGAGCCGACAGTTCACGCTTAAGTTGGTCTGGAGTCTGCGTCTTGTCTTTGCTACTGTCGGTCTCTTTGAACATGCCGATCGAGCGAGCCAATAGTTCGAGTGCTTTTAATCGACTGCCCTCTTGTCGAGCTTCTTTGCTTAGTGCCAAAAACTCTTTGAGCACAAACCGTCTCATGCCCTCGACACTCTCACTCAAGTGCTCGATGTTCTCATCGTTGCCCTCATTCACCAATTTGGCGATGCGTGGATCCTTTGAAAGCTTTGATGCGTTGGCTACGGTGCAGGCATCGTTTGCTTTGCTATTAGGATACGCTACCCTGTAGGATCCTTTGAGTGTGTTACCTTTGATTAGTTCATTGGCGAATGTGATCTGGCTTTGAGTGAGTTCTCTCTTAGTGAACTTTCTTGTCTTACCCTCTTGGACAACTGCGGTCTGTTCGCTTTCAGCGAGTCCCCCCGTCTCCAATACTTGATCGTTTTGCTCAAGCTTTGCCAACCTGTCCAAGTACTCATCGTTTGAATGCATGCTCATACTAATAACCCCTATGTTTAAACAGTCAATCCCGCTGATCAACTCCAATTAGATGTTAACACGTTATCCACACCCTGTGAATATCTTTAAAGTTATCCACAGCTTGTTATCAACAGGATATACATACAGTAATTGCTTATCCACACCTTATCCACACCTTTCACCCAGCTTTATACACATATAACTAATAAGCATTCGATTTGATGGTCTGGTGTAATCTTATAGTACACAAAAATAGCATGTAATACTTTTGTTTCTTAAAACGCTTAAAACGGCCTAGGATCGCTCAAAAATATTTTCTAAGGGGTAAGGTACTACTGACCCTAAAAAACGTTTGTAGGCCGTTTAAATGCGTCCGAATAACTTAACATAATGACCGTTGGCACACTACATGCTTACATGCAAAAAGTAATACTTAGATACACAAACGTATTTTGCCTACAGTACTAATATAAATGCACTTGCCT